AATTTAGCAGAAGAGATGCCGGATCGCGAATTACAGCGCATTGCGGGGGAACTTCTTGGTGAATACGATGCAAACAAGGCCAGTCGTCAGGATTGGGAAGACGCGTATTCTAGTGGTTTAGAACTTTTAGGGTTTAATTACGAAGAGCGGGCACAACCTTTCCGAGGCTCCTCGGGCGTGACACATCCTCTACTTGCCGAAGCGGCAACACAATTTCAAGCACAAGCATTTAACGAACTACTTCCGGCAAGTGGTCCGGTTCGTACTGTTGTTATGGGCGAAGAAACGCGGGCAAAGTCTTCTCAGGCGCAACGCGTCAAGCAATTTATGAATTTTTACATTACGAATGTTATGGAGGATTACACTCCTGACATGGATCAAATGTTGTTCTATTTGCCGCTTGCTGGGTCTACTTTTAAGAAAACATATTATGATGAGGCTATGGGTCGTGCGGTCAGTAAGTTTGTACCGGCAGAGAACTTGGTTGTTCCCTATGAGACCGCCGACCTCGAAACATGCCCTAATATCACACAAGTTGTGAGAATGTCTTTAAACGATCTGCGCAAACGTCAGATTGCAGGCATTTACTTGGATGATGTGGATGTTATTCCGTCACAACGCGAAGTTACAGGGGTTGGCGGAGAAATTGATCGGATCGACGGCGTAGAGCCGGGAACCATTGATTATGACTGTACTATTCTTGAATGTCATGTTGATTTAGATTTGGAAGGATATGAAGACGTAGACGATGACGGAGAGCCAACAGGCATCCGTATTCCTTACATTGTTACTCTTTCCATGGACAATGGGCAGGTTTTATCTGTTCGTCGTAACTGGAACGAGGAGGACGAGCGTCGAAAGAAAATACAATACTTTACGCACTACAAGTTCTTGCCGGGTTTTGGTTTTTACGGTTTAGGCTTAATTCACACTATTGGCGGTTTGTCACGAACTGCCACTTCGGCACTGCGACAGTTGATCGACGCCGGTACGTTGTCCAATCTCCCAGCGGGTTTCAAAGCCCGCGGACTACGCATCAGAGACGACGATGATCCGTTACAACCCGGTGAGTTCCGCGACGTGGACGCTCCCGGAGGGGCTATTCGTGACAGCCTTATGCCGTTGCCTTTTAAGGGTCCCGACCAGACGCTGTTTCAGTTGTTGGGTTTTGTGGTCCAAGCCGGTCAGCGTTTCGCGACGATTACTGACTTAAAAGTGGGCGATGGTAATCAACAAGCGGCTGTAGGCACAACTATGGCAATGATGGAACAGGGCTCACGGGTCATGAGTGCCGTGCATAAACGTTTGCACTACGCAATGCGTCAAGAGTTTAAGATTTTAGCACGGGTTATGTCTGAAAGCTTACCACAGCAATATCCTTACTCTGTAGCGGGCGCAGACGAAACAATCATGCGCGAAGACTTTGACGACCGCGTAGATGTTGTTCCAGTAAGTAATCCTAACGTATTTAGTCAGTCTCAACGTATTATGTTAGCACAAACTAAACTACAGTTAGCTACACAAGCTCCAGAGATACATAACTTGCACGAAGTGTATAGCGATATGTATGAAGCTCTGGGAGTCACAGATACGGACAGATTATTGAAATCAGTTCCAGCAGATACAGAAGAACCGCTTGATCCGGCGCAAGAAAACATAAATGCACTGGACATGCTACCCTTGAAGGCGTTTGAAGGCCAAAATCATCAGGCGCACATAATGGGTCATTTAGTCTTCGGGTCAAGTCCTATTGTGAGTGGGTCTCCCCTCATTGGGATCGCTTTACAAAAACACGTGATGGAACATGTACAGATCGCGGCTCGCGAACAAGCGGCGGTTGCTTACTTGCAACAAGTACAGCAACAGGGTGGTCAGCCTGCAAACGAAGAGCAGATGTTAGAAGTCGAGAAGATGACGGCGCAATTTATTGCAGAAGGATTACAGCAACTTAAAGAGCTATCTGGTCAACTTTCTGGCGCAGGCGCTCCCGATCCACTGGTTAAGCTCAAAGAAGCAGAGTTACAGCAAAAAGCGGCGGCCGATCAGGCAGACAACCAGATCGATCAAGCCAAGTTGCAACTCGACGCACAGAACCAGCAGATGCGTGGCGAGCAATTCCAGCAACGATTACAGTCACAAGAAGAGCAAACGGACAAACGTATCCAGTCTGCTATGCAACGTGAGCTACTTAAACAGCAGAGTAATAGAGGAAATCCGCAGTAACCATGTTTAGACTATTACTGATCTCTATGTTTATTCTTATTAGCGGCCATGTAGCCGCTGATGACACGATCCGTACTGATACTAACAGCACTATAACTTCTGACGGTTCGATGGATACCACCATCAACAGTCCGCCGCCTTCTGCGATTTCTCCGCAGATTAGCGCAAGCAACTCTGACCTATGTACTGTAGGTGTCGCGGGGGCGGTGCAGACACAAATTCTAGGTATTTCAGCGGGTAGAACTGTACGAGATATGAATTGTGAAAAATTAAAGAACGCCAAAACCATGTACGATATGGGGATGAAAGTGGCAGCCGTATCCGTAATGTGTCAGGACGAAAGAGTGTTTGAAGCCATGCTTAATGCGGGGACGCCCTGCCCCAAGGATGGGTTGGTGGGCGATAAAGCTAGACTAGCATGGGAAATGGAAGCTGTTAAGGAAACTATTGAGCGTGAACAAAATAATCCAATGAGAAAGATTTTCAATGAAAACGTTGAAACAAAAACAGGTCTTAGTGTTATTATTAGCACTTTGGCCTTCTTACTCTTCTTGTGATCCCTATAGTTACGGGGCAACGGGAAATGCCGCCTCCACAGCATTAAGTTGGGGGATGGGTTCTGTCCTACCTGACGTTCCGGGGATTGATATAAACGGGCTCCTGTATAGATACACTACTGTTAAAAACCCAGAAGACGACATGAAAGTGCATGTGGGCAATAAGAATGCTGACGGTAACGGCTACATCTTTCGAGAAACCGACGACTGGTCGGGAGTACCCGGAAACACAATTGTTAAATCGTTTTCCCTTTCTAACATTCCGGCTACTAAATGGGGTGACGGTTCGATTGACATTGAAGGGAAAGGTTCGGTCAAAGATGCTGTGGTTATATATAACTATAGGATCGACGAGTGCTTTGAGCCCCAATCAAACCCAAACTGCCCGGGGTATGTAAAGCCGATGCCTGTTCTCCCTGTTATAGAAGTGTATGATGCGCTTGAAGATGATGCTGTTGTTGAAACGTTAGAAGCTGAAGAGTTTCAATATGATGAAGATGGCAATCTAATTCTTTCTGAAGAAGAGGAAGAAGAAGAAACTAGAATTGAGATGGGTCTAACGGCGTCTGCCAACGCTTTGACCCTATTTAAGACACAAGGACAAGATGATATTATACTGGCTATAAACCAACAGACTAATATAGCTATGTATTATAACGCATCTATTAACGGAGGTGTGTATGCTGACGCCCCCGGTCTTGCTGACTCAGAGATATCTGACAACAAGAAAGCCTTGCGTAATAACCTAGCACAACAAATACTGCACGAACAGATGGTTGATATGCAGTACAACAATTGAGGTTTAATATGAAATATTCTATAGCAATACTTTCACTTTTTGCGTTTCCTGCATTAGCTAATGTTGAGATTACAGGTAGCGTGGAAGCTAAATGTGTTATTCAAACAACTAAAGCGGGTTCATACGGCAACCCGATTGCCAGCAAACTAAGCACCACTCCCGCTGACGGTGGTGTACTACCTGTAATGAGGTATGACGTTTCGATCGCTGATGCTTATATAGCTAGTATAACACACCCAACGTCGTTTAGCTCGTCACCTTCTCTGACAGATACATTAGCATGGACAGGTAGTACAAGTGTTACACAAACATCTGTTTCTGGCATGTCAGCCTACGAAGCCGCTAAGACAGTAGTTGGCAATACTACAAACTTTAACCTTACGCTTGCAGGGTCTACTTGGTTTAGCACTGCATCCAGTGCGACTTATGGTTCAGCTAAACCGTTACCGGGAGGCACTTATACGGCCGTCGTACAGGCAACCTGCATTGCTAAGTAGGATAATTACGATAGGCTCGCTAGTTACTTTTGGTGCGTCTGCGCACGAAATGACGCCTGCTTATCCCGAAGTAAAAACAACTCACATTAAAAATGTAGTTAAAGTAGAAATGTCTCTATTTAATTCTAGGGAAGAGATAAAATATTATCAGATTGATTTGTTTGATTTAAACTGGATGAACATTCCTTTTTCTACAACATATAGAATTATGAAAGTTGAGTACAAAGAACATAAAGCTTTTGATGTGTACATAAGAAAAAGAGATATGCCTGAAGCTGTGTATCTATGCACAACGTCAAAGGTAAGGAAGACTAACCAGTCCAGAACTCTTGTTTCTTCTAGGATATGCTCAAGGCTAGATGGTGAGCCTGCATGAGATTAATAGTAGCCCTTTGTTTATTATCTAGTTCTGTTGTAGCAGACAGTAGCTCTCTTTCGCTTGCATTACCCAGCCCGCCAATGAACTACCAGTCGGACTCTTTTTCTACAGGCAATACGCGGTGCAGTAACGCTGTAGGTGGCGGTGTGAACTTAGAGTACGGGGTAACAGGCGTACTATCAGGGTTAAATACTAATAGTCGGGGCAAAGATATAGGCGTATACGCACGTATTGTTATACCTTTGGATAAACCCAAAGCCCGCATTAACTGTGATGACCTCTATCAGATAGAGTTGGCGCAACGCAGACTAGAGATACAAAAGCTACGCGATGAGATAGAAGCACTGAGGAACTTACAAAATGCGGGCGGTGAGATGGAGTTTGAAAACTAATGGATACTACCAAGATAGCAGATAACATTGATGGGCTTGCAGATCGTGAGTTTAAGACAGGCGGTATGAAGTTATCTTTTGGGTCAATTATGGCTATACTTGCATTCTTATCTACAGTTGTAGGTGGGCTATACGGTGGGTTTGTGATGTACCAAAAGATCGAGGAGGTCGCGGGGCTAGACCTTGGAGCTTATCAACAAGCGATGGATGTTATGGATGCAAAAGTCACGGGCATTGCGGAAAAGGTAGAAGAATCCGTAGAATATAGTCGTGACATTAAGAACGGATTACGTTCGGACATATTGAGCATTGAAAAGCAAACGGATCGTGTGGAGGACATGGTACGTGAGTCTGAGGACAAAGTCCGCACTATGATCGACAACGCAGAGGTTCGCTTCGAAGCACAACGTGAACGATTGCGATCAAATCAAGATGCTGAGATGAAAGACTTAGAAGACAAATTAATGGATAAATTACAGAGGGCATTGGATAACCCTCTTTCGGACTAGGAGAAACAAGCATGGATGAATTTAAAAAATTTGATGTCAATGGGGACGGAAGCATAGACAAAGCTGAGTGGGACGCGCTCGAATATGAAGACCGTAAAAGACGTCTTGAGGACGAGGACAGTCAAAGAGATGCGCAAAGACGTATGACGTGGTTTGCCCTCTCAGGAATGCTACTTTACCCTTTTGCGGTTATTTTAGCCGATGTTTTCTCTTTGATTGAGGCCGCAAAGATACTTGGGGCTATGGCTTCGATTTACTTTGTGTCAGTAGCTGGTATAGTCAGCGTGTTTTTTGGAGCCAACGCATTTGCGAAAGGAAAAAAAGAATGATGGGATTAGGTTTATTAGGTAAAGTAGCGGATTTAGCCGGTGCTGTTATCGATTCTAAAGCCGTAGTTAAAAAGGCTGAAGCTGAAACTAAGATGAAAATTGCTACGGGGGAAATTAGCTGGGAGCAAGCAGCAATTCAGGCCAGCAACAACTCTTGGAAAGACGAGGCGTGGACAGTGTGCTTTATTGCAATCGTAGCGTGTTCGTTTGTACCGCCCTTACAACCGTTTATGAAAGAAGGCTTTGCTAACCTTGATGCCGCTCCGCAGTGGTTTCAATGGGCTATGTACGCAAGTATAGCTGCCAGCTTTGGTATCCGTACTATGAAAGGCTTTAAGAAATGAGTAATGCATTAAAGCTTTTGCAGGAAAAGTGCGGGTGTACACCTGACGGTAGTTTCGGCCCTAATACAGCTAGAGGAATTGCTTCTCACTATGAGTGGACGCCTGAACGTGGCGCTCATATTCTGGGTCAGGTTGTTCATGAAAGCGGAACTTTTAGGTACACGCGTGAAAATTTAAACTACAGCGTAGAGGCTATGATGAAAGTCTGGCCTAGTCGTTTTCCTACGGTGGAGAGCGCAAAGCCTTACGAGCGTAATGCTAAAGCGCTTGCTGATAAGGTTTATAGTGGCCGCATGGGTATTCCCGAAAACGAAGGGCACAAATGGATCGGTCGCGGATTTTTACAACTCACCGGGTATAACAACGTTCGAGCTTTTGCTTCTGATATGCGATTACCGGAAGTCATGACAGACCCTTCTCTTCTTGAGGAAGACTATGCAATGGAAACCGCTATTTGGTTTTTTGACTCAAACAAACTGTGGAAAATATGTGATGAAGGTGTGAATGACGACACTATAAAAAGACTGACTAAGCGTATTAACGGTGGTTACACTGGACTAGACCACCGTACTAAGGAAACCAATAAAATATACGAATGGTTGAAAGCTTCTTAATAAATCGCATAAATATACAGATAGTCCTAGCATATCTCATATAAGTTGTGCTAGGATAATATAGTACATTATTCGATAATATAAGAGGTGGGAATGGATGAGATTTATGTAGCCGAGGCTGTTTTTCGTATCTTGAGAGAAAGACGGCAAGGGGTTACGGATTTGATGATCTACGGAAATGTCAAATCAATGGAGCAATATCGTGAGCTTATGGGCAACATGGAATGCCTAAATCACGTGGAACAGGAACTCAAGGGCCTGCTAGATAAACAGGAGCGATCCAATGACTGAACAGTCTAATAAAATTGATTTGTCCGCCGCCGCCGAAGGTGTGGCCGCTATTACAGAGGCAAATGCAAAAGCTGAAAAAGCTAATCTTGCCGACGCTTACGTCGAAAATCCCCGTTTAAACCCAGAAGCATTAGACGCAAGTCTTCTGGAAAGAATGCCCGCCCCTACTGGATGGCGTATTCTCATCTTACCTTATCAGGGTAAGGCAAAGACCGCGGGTGGTATATTTATACCGCACGAAGTCCAAGAGAAAAGTCAGATTTCCACACAGGTGGGTTATGTTCTTAAAGTCGGTCCTCTTGCTTACAAAGACCGTGATAAATTCCCTGAAGGCGCGTGGTGCGAGGAGAAGCAGTGGGTATTATTTGCCCGCTATGCTGGCTCACGCCTACAAATCGATGGGGGAGAAGTCCGCATTCTCAATGACGATGAGATACTTGCGACTATTTTGGACCCTGAAGACATACAGCATTTATAAACGAGGTAAGATATGGCTGATAATGAAGAAAACCAAGTCGAATTAGACGTTGGTGATAACCAAGAAACTGAAATCGAGGTTGAACAGGAAGAGACATCCGCGTCAGAAGACAGTGGATCGGAGGATCAATTTGCTAAAGCAGAGACGTCCACACAGAAAAGGATCGACCGTTTAACCAAAAAAATGCGCGAAGCAGAGCGTCGTGAACAAGAAGCGATTAAGTACGCTCAAGCTGTTCAAAGTGAGGCTCAAACGTTGAAACAGAGGATGTCCAGCTTGGACACAAACTACGTCAACGAGTACACTAGCCGCGTCAACACTCAGATTGAACAGGCCGAAAACACACTGGCTCGTGCGATGGAGATGGGGGACAGTAAGGCTACTGTTGAAGCTCAACGTACCCTCACAAACTTAGCTATTCAGCAAGATCGTGCAAATCAAGCTAAAGCGCAACAAGAGCGCGTAGCCCAGCAAAAAGAGGAGCCACAACAAGCGGCACCTCAACAGCCTGCTCCTGCCGCCCCTAAACGCCCTGACCCTAAAGCAGAGACTTGGGCTATGAAAAATAGTTGGTTTGGTCAAGACGAGGCCATGACTTACGCGGCCTTTGGCATACATAAAAAGCTCGTTGAAGAAGAAGGGTTTGACCCGACGACCGATGAATACTATACTGAGCTTGACCGTCGCATTTCGAGTAAGTTCGTAAATGCCGGAAATACCGCGAACAAACGGCCCGCTCAGACGGTTGTTGGCGCATCAAGAACACCAACTGGGCGCAGTGGGAAAAAGGTTCGTCTCACCCCGAGCCAAGTCGCAATAGCGAAGAAATTGGGTGTGCCGCTAGAAGAATATGCGAAATACGTGAAGGAGTAATAAAATGACTGATGAAAACAATCAAAAAAGTGGTTCGGCAATCAACCGTACTTCTCGCGCTAACCAAACCCGGGAGAAACAGGCTGTTCGTAAGCCTTGGGCTCCACCGTCTATGCTAGACGCACCACCTGCCCCTGATGGATTTAAGCATCGTTGGATACGCGCCGAAACGCGTGGCTTTGATGATACGAAGAACATTAGTGCAAAAATGAGGGAAGGTTGGGAACTTGTTCGTAAGGATGAATACCCTGACTTTGAATCCCCTGTCGTTGAATCAGGTAAACATGAAGGTGTGTTTGGAGTTGGCGGACTGCTTCTCGCTCGTATTCCGGTCGAAACAATTGCAGAACGAACTGAATATTTCTCAAAAAGAAATATGGATCAGATGCAAGCTGTCGATCACGACATGATGCGTGAGAATGCACATTCAACCATGACGATCGCTAAACCTGATCGTCAATCTCGTGTAACCTTCGGTGGCCCCAAGAAATAGGGCTACCTCAATAGGAGTAATATCTTATGGCAAATTCTAATACTGCCTATGGTCTTCGTCCTATCGGGCTAGTTGGCGCTGCGGCTAATACTACTGGCGTAACCCAGTATGAAATCGCTTCCAACAACACAAATGCTATTTTTCAATACTCTATCTGCGTTCCTACGAGCGCTGGTGTTATTGATCAAGCAGGTGCTACTAATGGTGGTACTACGCAAGCATTAGGTGTCCTGATGGGCGTTGAGTACGTTGATTCGGTTTCAAAGAAACCAGTCTTCATTAATTACTGGCCCGGTTCCGGATCAGTAAGTGTTGATACAAACCACCCTGTAAAGGCGTTTGTAGCAGATAACCCAAATCAGTTATTCAAAGTAGCGTCTGACGCGACATTGACTAACCGTGCAACGGCTCTTGCGCATGTATTTGCAAACGCGTCGTTAGGAACATCTGCACGCACAGGTTCTACTGATACAGGTAGTTCCAATTCCGCTTTGGGCGTGTCTACTATTGCGGTAACGGCTACTTTGCCGTTGCGTATTGTTGGCATCATGGATGACGCAGGAAACAGTGACTACGCAGCCGCTGGTATCCCGTTAATTGTCCGTTTAAACGCTCATTACAATGCACCAACCAGCCGTTTTGATTCGCAGACTACCGCGACATCAACTGGTCTATAAGGAGGGCTTAATAAATGGCTATTTCTCGCGCACAATTAGCGAAAGAGCTAGAACCCGGCCTTAACGCCTTGTTCGGCCTTGAATACAATCGTTACGAAAACGAACATGGTGAAATCTTTGAAGAAGAAAGCTCAGATCGAGCATTCGAAGAAGAAGTCATGCTCGGTGGTTTTTCAACTGCACCAGTTAAAAGCGAGGGCGGTGCCCTTACTTATGACGATGCACAAGAAACATATACTGCTCGTTACACTCACGAAACTATTGCGTTGGCGTTTTCGATCACTGAGGAGGCTGTCGAAGACAACCTTTATGATCGTTTAGCATCTCGCTACACTAAAGCTCTGGCTCGTTCTATGGCTCAGACAAAGCAAATCAAAGCGGCTTCTATCTTGAACAATGCGTTCACGGCAGGTGCTTCTGCGATCGGCGACGGTGCAGCGCTTTGTTCAGCGGCACACCCATCACTTTCTGGTAATCAGACTAACGTCTTGGCAGTTGCTGCCGACCTTAACGAAACTTCGTTAGAGCAGATGTTAATCGATATTGCTGGTTTAACTGATGAGCGTGGTCTAAAGATTGCTGTACGTGGTATGAAATTGATTATCCCAAAAGAACTGCAATTCATTGCAGAGCGGGTTATCAACTCAAACCTACGTTCAGGTACTGCGGACAACGACAACAATGCGATGAAAAACATGGGTATGATTCCAGAAGGAGCGGTTGTAAACCACTTCTTAACAGACTCAGACGCGTTCTTCATCAAAACTGATGCACCAAATGGTTTCAAATACTTCAACCGTTCGCCAATTAAAACGGCAATGGAAGGAGACTTTGACACGGGTAACATGCGCTTTAAAGCGCGTGAGCGTTATTCTTTC